CTACTGGAACTGTTAACAACGTATTCGACGTTTATCCTTGGCTTCAGTCTTATCTCGGCGCTTACTGTCTGGGGGGCAGTGGTTCGTATCAAGTCCGCGTTGTGAGGGGTTGACATGCCTGGAGCACTCGACAAGGTTTTCAAAGAAGCAGCTAAGGCAATCGTTGCGGACCTTGGCGACGGCTTAGACACCAAAATTGACTACACCCGCAAATTTGATGGGTCGTATGACACGGCCAAAGGCACGTTTACGACATTCGACCGCCCGTACTTCAATCTGAAGTGCCCGATTGAGTTTGTTCGGTCAGAGGAAGAAGAAGGACGTGAAGAACGAGAAGCACGCATTTACATCTCTCCTAATCAAATCGGGGGCAACCAACCCACAATGCAGGACGAAATCACGTTGAAGTTTGCGGGGGCAAGTCGCGCTGCTCAGATTACAAACATCAACACCTATCGCGGCGGCCAAGAGTACCTCTACATCCTGCGCGTGAGGTTCTGATGACACTTGTAAATGCTAGGGCTGCGCTTGAGACTGCAATCAATACTGCAGTGACAGCAGCGGATGCCACGGCCTTAGTAATTTTTGACAACATGCCGTTTACGACGCCTGGTAAAACAAAAAAGTACGTGATGGTAACGATCAACTTTGATCAGTCAACGATCCAGCCTCATGGCGCAGCAATTGATCAATACGCTGGAACGGTGCAATGCGGCATTTTTACGCCAAGGAATAAGGGAAGTGCTGCAGCAGCTGCGATTGCAGAGTCTGTTATTGATGGTTTGACCTCTGTAAACGCTGCTAGCTATACGGACACTTATTCAGTAAAGCCGCGTGTTGGTCAGATCAGTGGTCCAACTGCTGTGACCAACGAAAACAATAGTCATTTTGTCAGTGTAGTTAGCTGTCGTTTCACTGCGGTCTAATGGCTAAACCAATCACTGAACTGACCAAGGATATTCGTAAGTTGATTGAGGATGGACGGGCGGCTGCTGGTCCGGAGATTGTTTTTAGTTTGCAAATGAAAGGACCGTGGTGGACAGGAAATTTTGGCGAGCTTTGGAGGTTAAGTTTTGAGCCGGTCAAACCGGAGGTAAGCAGCCGACCTGATTGGACAGCTCCTGACATGCCCACTGCTCGAACTTTTTCCATACCTCCTGTTTTAAAGGTTCCAATCAACAGTCCTTTGTATATCGGCAACTTGGCTGACTATGCAGGGTATGCAATCAATGATCCACAGGCCAAACTTCCAGACAGTGAAGGAGTGCCAAAGACTTATGGTCAAACTAGGCCGCCTCAGAGAAGTACAGCCAAACCGGGACCAACTTGGTACAAGATTTATACGGAAACCAGTAGAGATACAGGTTTGTTTCTTGACCTAGACATAGCTTTTCAAGGCGTTCGCTTAGGATGAGCTATATTGTGCTAGTTGACTGAGTTTTATGGCTGAAGCACGCGCAATCGACATGCTGTGTAAGGCGTTTAGCGTCGAAGAACGCAGCAGTTACACCATCAAAAAGGGTGGCGAGGTTGTCATCAAGCTGTATTGGAAGCCTTTGACCATTGCTGATCGGGATTCGATCAACAAGACCATGAAGGCATTGAATTTGGGGCGTACAGAGGACAATTTGGACTTTGCAATTCAAATGTTGATTCGTAAAGCGGAGGATGAAGCAGGTAATCGGATTTTCTCAGACGGCGACCGTGCCAAAATTCAAAACCGACTCCCGATGAGCATCGTGCTGGACGTCATGTCCAAGATGCAAGGTCTGGACGAGGTGGAAGAAGCGGACGAGCTTAAAAGCAAGGCTTGAGAAGGACAACTACCTGTTCTTACAGTTTTTTGTCGCTGAAAAGCTTGGAATGACGTTGGCCGAGCTACGAGGCAAGATGTCGCTTGAAGAACTGTTCGGCTGGAGCGCTTACCTCTCAGTCAAATCTGATCGAGAAGAGAAGGAGATGGAGAGGTCTCGTCAACAGGCTCAGTTTCGGAAGGTACGCTAACCTGAAGGCAATGTCTTCGGGTTAGTCGTGGCCGCTGAGTACGAAGTCAATATCAAAATCAATAGCCAAGAGATTGAGCGCCAGCTTGGCGATATAGACAAGGCAGTAGCCAAAATTGGAAAACCTAAGGGCGGTAGTTCGCGCAAGAAAGCTGGAATTGCTGGAATTCTGCCCAGTTCTGAAGAATTAAAAGCAAGCGAAAGAGGAATTGTTCAGCTAATAGATAGATTTGAGCAAAGAAAGCAACGGGCTGTTGCAAGAAGCAATGCCATGAATGAAAAGGCATTAAAGCTAAACAAGCAGCTTGTTGCCGAAGCAAGAAAACGTGTGCGTTTGTTTGGGGATGGATTTGATGGATCACGACCCAAAGGGCGTCAACTCTCAGATGACATTAACGCTCGGGCTAAAGCTCAAGATAAACGAGCAAAACTGGCCAATAAAATTAACGAAATGGAGGCCAAGGGCCTTAATGTTGCAAACTTAAGAAAACAGCTTGGAAAAGCAACAACTGAACAAGCTAGACGTCGTTTTGCAGGTGCTCAGAAGGAATTCCGTCTGCTGCAAAAAACTATTGAGTTAGAGCAGTCAAAGCTGCAAATTCTTAAAGAGCAACGCAAAGGATTTGCGTCTAGCCCTATAGGTGGGACGCGGACAATGATGGGCTCTCCAGCTCAAATTGCTGCATCTGCAAAGGCTGGTGGAGCAACTAGCCCAATTAGAGGCGGGCTTGATTTTCCAGGATCACCAGCATTTCTTGCTGGCGCAACAGTGTCTCGCACTCCATTTGGTCCAAGTTTTCCGACTGGTGGAGCATTTAGCCCTGTTAGAGGTGGCTTTAACTTTCCCGGTTCTCCTATTGCTCTTGCAGGAGCTACTGTTTCTAGAACTCCTTTTGGTCCAGGTTTTCCAACTGGTGGAGCTGCGCTTCCCATCAGAGGAAGTACAGCAATTCCTGGTTCTCCTAAAGCGATTCAAGCCGCTAAGGCAACCAATCTAAGAGCATTAGAGGTCGAAGCTTCTTGGAGCAAGACCCTAAAGGGCTTACAAGATAATGCAAAAACTTTAAAACTTTCAGGTGTAAATACTCAGACTAGCTGGACTAGAGCGTTAACTGGATTACAAGACAATGCAAAAGTTTTAAGGCTTAGAGGTGTAAATACTCAGACTAGCTGGACTAGAGCGTTAACTGGATTACAAGACAATGCAAAAGTTTTAAGGCTTAGAGGTGTAAATACTCAAACCAGCTGGGGCAAAGCTTTAGGAGAGTTGCAAGAAACAGCTGGAATTTTAAAACTAAAAGACGCAAGAATAAAGCAAAGCTGGAATGTCGCCTTGCAAGAATTACAGGAAACAGCTGGAATGTTAAAAATGAAAGACGCAAGAATAAAACAAAGCTGGGCCAAAGCGTTAAGTAAGTTAGAAGAAACAGCCAAAGACATTTCTAAAAACCGTGAAATACAAGGCAGAAAACGCAGAGGACAACGACTTGAGCAAGTTGGCCTTGGCGCTGGTTTTCCGCTGTTATTTGGCGGTGGTGCGGGTTCAGTTATTGGCGGCGGCTTAGGTGGCTTAACGGGGTCTTTTGGAGCGCAGATTGCGTTTAGCGCGATTGGTCAACAGATTGATCAGTTTGTTGCAGGTGTTGTTGAGGCAGGTAAAGCGTTTACAAGTGTCGGCAGTGCAGCTGATTTTATGGCTGAAAAGAGCTTGTTTAGCTCTGATGCAATGCAGTTTCGAATTGAGAAGCTGATTGAGGAAGGCAAGGTTTCACGGGCTGCTGCGTTGATGACGCAGGAAATGGCAAAACAGGTTGGTGGAACTGGTCTCAAAGCGTTAAAAGACCTGGGTACTGAAGCCAGCAAGATGGGCAAGTTGTTTGGAACGGTAATGCTGCGTATTCAGGCGTTTATGGCACGAGCGCTTACGCCTTTAATCAAATTGATTAACAGCGCAATAGGAGGCATGGTCGCTCAAAACCAGCTTGACCAAATGCTGGCAGAAGCTGGATCTCCTGAACGTAGAGCTGCAATACTTGCGCGTTCACAGGAATTAAGAGGAACAAAAAAACAGGGCAGAGCATCTTCTACTCAAGGCGATTTTACAATAGAAATGCTTCAGACGCTCCAAAGTGAGTATCCTGCGATTATTCCAGAAGGTGCCGCTATTGAGCCAACACAGCTAGAACTGCTCAGGGCTGCAGACACGCAAAGCTCTCAAGGAAAGAAAGAAGAGGCTCGCATACAAAAACGTCTAAAAAAACTTGAAGAAGAGCGCAAAAAAGTTCTTGAGATTTCTCGATTCAAGGACAAGATTGCTGCTGCAAACGCTGCTGAGGATCAGCAACTTGTTATTCGCTTGCAAGGCGAGCAAAAAATAGCTGAGATTGAAGCTAAGCGTAAAAAAGATTTGGTTGACATTACAGATCAACGCTTAATTGAGCAAATCAACATCAATGCAGCTACGGAAAAACTGGCAGCAGTTCGAGACACAGAGCGTGAGTTGGCTGAATTGCAGCGCAAAAGGCAGGAAAAATTTGAAACCACAATTGAAAACCTCGATCATCAACTAGCTCTTGTCCGGGCTACGACTGAGGAGGAGCGAGAGCGTCTTCGTATTGAAGAAGCATTAAAAAAGCTGAGGGAGGATGACAAGCTGTCTCAGCCACAGCTGGATGACATAAAGACGCGCATGGAGGCGTTGGCTGAGGAGAAAAATCTGATCAATACGTTTATTAAGGAAACTCAAGCACAGATTGAAAAGCTAAATGACCCTATGTTCCAGATAATTAGTTTGGCAACAACTTTAGGTGATGCATTTAGTCAGTCATTCCGAGGCATTGTTGACGGCAGCATGAGTGCTCAGCAAGCGTTGGCCAACCTGTTCCAGCGCACAGCGGATCACTTCCTTGATATGGCTGCACAGATGATTGCAGCTCAGATCAAGATGCAAGCAGTAAACCTGTTTATGAGTTTCTTCTCACCCAATCTTGGGGGTGGAGGTTTAAGTACACCAGCAAGCAAATCGGGCACTATTCCAAGCCTTGCTCCCGGTTTAGGCGGGGGAACGCTGTCTGATCCAAAAGGACTATTTACACCACCAACACTTATTGCTCAAAGAGCACTTGGTGGAGCGGTTGGCGCTGGCCGTCCCTATATGGTTGGCGAACGTGGCCCTGAGTTGTTTGTCCCT